CCACTACTTGCTCTTCAATATCATCAAGTTAGAATTAATCTGACATTAAGACCAATTGAAGAAGTAATAATACCTGATCCAGATTCTGCAATAAATCCTGTTGTTCCTTGTATACCTATTCTAAATCCTGCTATCACTCCACTCGATATAACATTATACGGTGATTATGTATATTTAGATACAGAAGAGCGACGTAGATTTGTTAGTTCAGCGCGCGAATACTTAATTGAACAGGTTCAATATACTTCTACACCTTATTTTATAAAAGAAACAGTGAGTTCTGCTACAATCCCTACAGAGTTTACACATCCTATCAAAGAGTTTTTCTGGTATTTACAGCGAGATGATATTGCAAAAGGTCTAGAGTGGTTCAATTATAGTAGTCTAGGAGTATCAGAGACAGGTATCCGTGAAGATTTGATGACATCTGCTGTTATACAGTTTGATGGATTCGACAGATTCTATAAACGTGATGCTGGATATTTCCGCCTTGTTCAACCTTATCAACATCACACATCTATTCCAATTGAATCATTCATATATTCATATTCACTCGCATTAAAACCTGAAGATCTACAACCAAGTGGTTCTGCAAATGCGAGCCGCATTGATAGTTTAGTATTTCAACTTGATTTAAATACAACGACAACACCCCCAAGAGGAAATGTTCACTGTTGGATTTATGCAATTAACCACAATGTTTTACGCATTATTGATGGATTTGGTCTTCTCCTCTTTAGCGCATAAATATGGGGGGTCAATAAAGAAAAAGACGCATTTGTTTCTTTCAGAAAATAACTTTAATGATTACTGGTAGTGTGGCATGTCTTCTTCTGGAGGGACATCAGCAGCAGACGATATACCTTTTTATTATACAAAGGGCCCATTTTGGGAGAATAAAAAATGGTATTCTCTTTGGCTTCTACAGCTTTTAACAATTCTACCTACTGGGTTCTTCGGTATGGATCATTTATTTCTAAGGTCTCCACTTACGGCCCTAGCAAAGGGTTTTGTAAATGTATGTTTCTTAGGAATTTGGTATATGTACGATCTTCTTCAAGTGACTCTTGATAAAGAGAATGTTCAGAAATTTGGATTAAGTGTACCTATTTATGGCCCTACAGGAATTGGCGCTGGAACATTTGTTGAACCAGGTGAAGATGCAACAGAAGGGGCTCTGTCTCCATGGCGTTTTATGATATATTGTCTTTTAACATGTTTACCATTTGGATTAGACTTTTTCGCAGCAGGTGATCTTGTTGGAGGTTCCCTCAGATTTTTGACTACAATAATTATTTTCTTATGGCCTCTTGGTTTCATGTGGGGATGTTATAATATGTATAGAGCATGGATTACTCCTGGGGATGTTATGACAAGAGGTGTATATCGTATATGGCCTTACAGTATGTTTATTGATAAATATTTTCCAGTTGTGGGGGTTCTTGGACCTGGCACTCCTGGTAGTGGACCACCTGTATGTCGAGAGAAAGGGATTGTAGAAACTCTAATGGAGCCTGTAAATACTGTTTTGGGCGTTGCTACAAGCGTAATTGCTGAGCCAGTGAAGACAGGGTTAGATAATATAGCTGCAATTCCACTTGCAGTATCAGTTCCTCTGAAAGCTGCTATGAATGCTGCGTCGCCGACTATAACAGCTGGTGTTAAGATAGCGCAAGTTGTACCGCCGGCAATTGCGGCTGTTCCAGCAATTGCTGCGAATGTTGGAAATAAGATTGAGGCTGCTTCTAACCCACAAGCTCTACTTGCAAAGGCGTCTCAGGCGGTTGTTCCAACGGCTCCTATAATGGAGAGAGCGTCATTCCCCCCTACATCTGTTATGGTTGGTGGCGGCAGCAGCACACCTTTCTCAGATGCAGCAGTCCTCTTCACTTTAGGACTACTCGTTTTCGGTGGAGGAATTCTATCCTTCATACGCTCTAGAGATATACATGGGGAAACCAAAGAAAATGACAGCCCTCCAAAACCAAGAGGAGTTCGAAAAACTCCTACGACCGCATAGACCAACACAAGATGGATGTTTCGATAATATGAACCTCAAGTTGGTATCGCTTTTGGAGCAGATTGGTGTGGACCTTGTAATCGTATCGACAAAGACGATATTGTTGATAACACCCCTGGAATAAAATGGTACTACTGCGACGTCGATAAGAATGATTATACATTGGGATACTGTGGTCTTCATAGTATACCAAGTTTCATTCTTATTCAGGAGGGCATCTTTAATAAAAATAGTTTGAGTGGAGCTGTTTCTTCGAAAGCAGTCATTAATTGGGCTCAAAGTCTCAATGTTACTAAGTAGATATGGAGAAGGTAAAGAAAGAAGAGGAGAAGGAGAAGGAATATGATTATATCATTGTGGGTGCTGGCATTGCCGGCCTACACACTGGTATTTCCTTAAAAAAGAAGCATCCTCGCGCTTCTATTGTTATACTGGAGAGATTTAATTATTATGGGGGAAGAGTTATATCCTACAAGCATACTGTTCCAGGAGTTGGAAAGGTTCAATGGGAGAATGGGGCTGGTAGAATTCATGGAAAGAATCACCCACTTATTATGAAATATATAAAGCGATACGGATTGACATTTTCCCCTATAGACAGTGATTTGAAATTTGCTGAGGATGGTGTTATACGGAAAAACATATTTGAAAATACGTATATTCCAATGATAAAAGGTTTAATTTCTTCTTATGGTTCACCAGAATCATCTACTATAAAACATCTTATGGATGAGATTGTTGGTGTGGGGAAGTCTGAAGAAATTCTTGGGGAATTTGCATATAATTCTGAGGTTGATACTTTACGAGCAGATGTTGCGCTCAAAGTATTTGACAGGGAAATGGGGTCAAATACAGGGTTCGGAGTTTGTAAAGAGGGTCTTAGTGCCCTTATAGATGGTATGGTGAAAGATTTTGAGGGTCTCGGTGGGGAAATTTTAAAGGGAATACGTGTGCGTGATATAGATGTGAAGACGAAAGAGGTTGTTTATAAAGAGGGATTGGTCAAAGCTCGCAGTGCTATTATTTTGGCACTTCATGTGGATGCGCTTCGTGAACTCCCTTGTTTGAAGATGTGGAATGGTCTTTCTCACGTTGCAATGCGTCCCTTGCTTCGTGTATATGCGGTCTTCAAAGGAGAGCCGTTTAAAAAACTTGGGAAAATTGTTGTTGGTAGTGGTAGTGGTAGTGGTAGTGGTAGCGGTAGCGGTATTAGCATTCGATACTTCATTCCAATGGGTACTTCTATAGCAATGATATCTTACACAGATGGGCCATTTGCAGAGAAGTGGATTAAGATTTTAGAGAAAGAAGGTGAAGCGAAACTTTGCTCGAAAATTATGAAGGGACTACGCTCTTCCATCCCTGGCTTAGAAGATTTGGAAGATCCTATATTTTTCAAACCACATCCTTGGAAATCTGGTTGCTCTTATTGGCTACCAGGAAGATATAATGTGGCTGCTGCATCTGTTGCAGCACATACACCATTTTCAAAGGACGCCCCTATATACATATGTGGAGAAAGTTTCAGTCTACGTCAAGCATGGATGGAAGGCGCTCTTGAACACGTAGAAAGTTTATTTAAAAATATTGATATTTAATAAATGGTGAAAGAGGCAGTTGCAAGTGTAGGTAAATCAGGAATAGGTGAAATTGGACTGCACTTATTTCATTTAATAGGTGTTGTACCATTCTTATTATACGTTTCAATATCACGATCGGCTATGCCTACGTCAGTATTTTATACACTAATTGTTCTCGGCGCCATTCTAATTCTATATCACGGTTTTAAGGGAATTACTAAATATATGTCTGGGTCAACATATTGGTGGATTAATGCAGTACATGTTCTTATAGTTGGACCATTATTACTTTCCATTGGAATTATGGGGAAGACAACTCCTCGAGCAGTATACGAGTGTCTTTTACTCATAACATTCGCAGCACTTGGTTATAATTTGAAATTACTTGCAGATGATGTACAGTTATTTGCGACCTAAAGGTATTTTGAAAAACTACAAATATAGAATGAAATGGTTCTATATTTGGAGTTTAAAATACAGACACTTTCATGAATACTTACAGGAAGTTATACCGAATGATTTCTTCGAAGTTGTTCCAATTCATATTCCACAGGAAGTATTTGATACACAACTCTATAAGGCTGGGAAAGATCATCCATGGTGTGGATGTAATATTAAATTAGAAGTTATACTCGATATTCTTCATAATAAGGTTGCACCTGGTGAGATGTTTGTATTCACCGATGTAGATATATTTGTTTTACCAAACAGTTGTATAAGAGATTTAATGAATATGTATAACTCTATGAACGACCTTCACATTGTTTTTAGTGCTGAATATGATTCCATACAGATTGGCTCCATGTGTATTCGGAATAGTCCTCTAATTCTTGAATATTTCGAGACTGTCTACGCGGAATGTGTAGCAGACCCAGAAAAATTAGACACCGCTGTTATTATAAATAAATTAAAAACATTCAAGGGTGAGTGGAAGATATTTGATACAGTTTTTGTGGGTAATTGTCTAAATTTAGACATGAATAAAATACATAATTCTTGTATTATTAACTTGATGGGAGGAACTAGTTTCCTAGATAATGATATTCATCACAAGCGTGAAGAATTTAATAGAATGTTGGATATTTGTATAACAAAAAATATATTTAGTGCTGATTATAAGAAGTATAAGATACCCTTACTGAATGATGGAGGGCAACTTATATTATAATCTATGTCATAACTTCAGCAAAGGCGTCAATTCTTTTATCATTTGCAGGGAGTTGAATACAATCACCAATATGATAATAAAGAGATGTATGGCTATTCATCTCTTTATTACAGATATTACAGAGATATTTATCATCTGTCTTTTGAACAACTCTATCTAAAATATCTTTCATATGGACCCTGAAATAATGAATTCTGCGGTTCGCCTTTGTTAAAGACGAATAATTACAGTTATCATGAGGGCATTCATATATCTCATCGTCGTCTGTTGCTAGCCTCTTATCAGGATGACGAGCCCTCTCATGACGCCTAAGAAGGTCAAGTTGAGGGAAACGATCCTTGCAATGCTTACACTCATGTGGTAAGTCGCCAGCATGCTTTTTTAGATGATAGTGCATAGTGCTTTGATTATCACCACATACTATTTTATGGCAATGTGGGCAAACAAAGTCGCCGTCCTCGTTTCGAACATAAGTGTAAACCATTTCTCTAAGAAACTTTCCTGGAAAGAAAAACGTTCAATTTTTTAGATTTATCCCTAGAACAGTCTAAACCGATGTGTTATATGGATTTAATAGAAATGGAAGGGGTACTGTCCCAGAAAAAGAACAGAATCCTTGTATTAACACTATGTATTGGAGCAGACTATCAGAAGAAACTGAAAGAATGTCTCGAAAGTAAAGAGACATATTGTAAGAAACATGGATACGATTATGTATTAGGAGGCGAAGAGTTCTGGGACCGCACTCGACCAATCCCCTGGTCTAAGATTGGGTTCTATTCTAAATATATCATGGAGGCCATGAGAGATAATACATACGATTATATTTGGTGCAGTGATGCGGATGTATATATAACAAATATGGATACTCGCATTGAAGATGCTGTATTACCATTATTTCCCCCTAACAAGGATTTACTCATGAGTTTCGACGCATGTCATCATATCAATTCTGGAAACATATTTTTCAGACCTTGTGCATGGTCTCTAGACTATCTCAAGCGTGTGTATGAGCGTACTGATGCTATTTATCATATTTGGTGGGAGAATAAGGCTATGTGCGATATTTTTGAAGAGAGTTTAGAAGATAGGAATCATCTTGAAGTGACGGCTCAACATTATCGTTTTAATGCTTATATAATGGGTATGCCTGGCGAGCGCTTATGGACACATGGAGACTTCCTAATTCATTTTGCTGGTGTATACGACCCCAAAAAAATGGCATTACTTATTGAAGATGTTAAAGCTGGAAAGACACCTCGCCTTGATATGTATACAGGCGACCGTCTTGCATAATTTTTAAATCTTACTTATAAATATAGAAATGCTCACTGTTGGATCAAAGGCACAAGTTTGGCACAATACGGCGAAGAAGACTGTTGGTGGTCTCACCAAGAAGGATCTCATGAAGACAAAGCGTGGACGTATTGTTAGCCGCCGCAAGCACGCCATTGGCCAGAAGCGTATTAAGACACTCCGCCGCCTCGGATTCATCGCAAAGAAGGGCCAGTTCAAGCTCTTTGGAAAGGGTACTCGCAAGGTGAAGCGCGGTGGCTCATACCTCTCTGGATCAGACTTAGCTGAGGACATGAGCGGTAATACAATGTAAATACTTTTAGAATAACTATAGAGAATGATACCAAATCCGTATATAATTCATATGGTGTCTTGTAAAGAAAGAGAACAGACACAAAAACATCTTGAAGATGCTTTTGCGACTAAAATACAAGTATTTCCTGCTTTGGAGCCTGGTAATAACTGGTTTCGTACAATAAGATGGACTAATATGAATTCCCCTACAAAATGGCGTATAATGAAACCTGGTGAAATAGGATGTAATCTTAGTCATTATACTCTCTACAAGTCTCTTATAGGGTGTGGTGTCGCTACTATATTTGAAGACGATGCTAAAGTGAATAATATAAGATATTTTCTAGCTTTTATGAATGCTATTAAAGGGAAAGATGATTATGATATAATTTTATTAGGTTATAGCAATATTCTTGAGGGGGATGTTTTTGAGGCAGAAAGATATAGAATTGTTAAAAGCTTCTGGGGAACTCATGCGATGATTTTAACGGAGAAGGCTCGACAATGCTTTATGGATGAATATGATACAATGATGGAGGAAGATACGTGTCTACCTACAGACAGACTTTGGAGCCATTGTATTAAAAAATATGGGCTTCGTACATATGCTCCTCTTGTACCAGCTGTTATTTATTCAAATGAATTTATATCATTAATAGATGGTGTTTATAAGACTTAGAGAAATGACTTCTCTAAGTAAGTGCTAACATATAACTCTGTACTTGTTGTAAATTCCACGGTATATGTTGATTTTTACTTGTATAATACCAGTAATACTGTTTTTGTGCAAGGCGGTCTCCTATAGAGGATACAACTAGGGATGCCCCTGCTCCGTGAAGGTCTCTCAAAACAGAAGCCGCATTCCAGGATGGGCTTGGTATAAGTAGATGTTGTGCGAAAGAAATACTTGGAATGAGATCGAGGCTGAGTGGTGGTAATAGAATTGATTGATATGTCTGAATATGGAGATTTGACAACTGTTCGTCCATATGCGCAAAACATACAAGGGTTATCTGACTTGTTATTTTTTGTATGAAAGCGGCTGGTGTGGGGCAGTGCGGAGCAATAACAGAAAGTACAGGTTTGGGACAGTTCATTAAATAGCTTAACAGGAGCGACCATTCTGGTCCTGTTGTTGGACGAAACACTACATCCCAGTCATCTACTAGACGCCATCCTGTAGGGGTCTGTTGAGAAATTATTAGAACTTTTTTGGCAAATGGGGGAGCATCGGCGACAACCTGATCGGAGAAACCTTGGGGATATTGGGGCTTTGCACCTGGTGCAAGATACCAGAGAATAGATGTGCCTCGTAGTGTTGCTTCAAACGCCTCGAGGGTGATTGTTTGTTGTTGTTGTTGGTTTTGGTTTTGGTTTTGATTTTGATTTTGTTTTAAGGTTCCGGAAGAAGAAGACAATCCAAACATCTATTCTGAGGAACTTATAGAGAC